AACGCAAACGAAAGGCACTCACACGTAATAGAGTTGTTCAAAGAGTTTTAATCGATGTTGCGTTACCGCTTGTAAAAGAAGTTCGCGCAAACGCTCCAAACGAAACCCTTAGAAACGCTTATGGTTTTATCACGCGTAAAGACAATAAATACCCCAATACAATTTTAATAGGTCCTAATTATAGCGTCGATGGTGGCGGTCAATTATCACATATTTTCGAATATGGAACGGCTATGAGAAAGACAAAAGACGGTCAAGATCGGGGATTTATTAAAGCGGTTCCATACATTCGCCCTGCATTTGATAAGTACAAACAACAAATTGCAACACAAGTAGGCGATAAAATCACTAAAATTGTAACTGAAAATAAATAATATATAAAAATATGGCAGCTTCAACTGGTTACACAAACGGCACGCTATTAGGGATGTTCATTGAAACAACCAGCGGCGGCACTACTACAAAAACAAAATTCGCCAACGCGCGAACTAACGATTTCGAAATGACTAACGACATGATTGACGCTTCTAATAAAGACAGCGCAGGTTGGAAGGAATTTATTGCGGGGTTACACTCAGCAACTATGACTTGCGACGGAATCATGGAAGAAGATGGGTCAGTTGGCTCAGGCCAAGAAAGTCCAGAAGACTTATTAGCACGTGCTATTGCAAATACACCTGTTGTGGTTGTTATGGGATCTGGCATTGTTGGTGATTTGAAATTGACTATGAACGTATTGTTCAGCTCATTTTCTTTAAGCGCACCAGATAACGACGTGGCAACATTCTCTGTAAAATTACAAGTTACAGGCGCTGTTACTGTCGGTAAATTCGTATAATTTAGTTTAGTTTTTTCATACATTAAGGGCTGCTTATTTGGTAGCCTTTTTTGTTTTATATTTGTAACATGAAAATTTTAATAAGCGAAATCGAATATCCGATATTTTTCGGAATGACTGCAATTGAAAAAACAATGATTAGTTTAAATTGTGAAAGTTTTGAAGCCATGGGAGATAAGCTAAAAAGCAATTTAGGAATGTTTCAATTACACCGTGAAGTTGCTTTTAATGGCATTTTAGCGGGTTGCAAAAAGGAAGGAGTTGTATTGCCTTGGAAAGATTCGGAAGAGTTTGGTAATTCGATTGAATCATTTGAACAACTTACCCCAGCCGTGTCTTATTTTTGGGAGGTTTTTGGCGGTTTTTTCAAAACGACGGGGGAAACCAAGCCCCAAAAGGTAAGCAAAGCCACAAAGCAAAATCCTTAACTTGGAAGGAAATTAAAGAATCCGCGTTTGGCGAAATGGGTATTATGCCAAATGATTGGGAGTTGTTAAGTCCTGAATATTTTATGATACGCCTTTCGGGTTTGCGCAATGCTCAAACTAGTATTTATCGTCAAGAATGGGAGCGCTCGAGATGGACGGCGTTTATTTTATTGTCTCCACATATCAAAAAGAACGCAAAAATGTCGCCTCAAAATTTAATTGTGTTTCCATGGGAATCGGACCAAGAAGAGGGAATTGCCGAATTTGTAGCGAAACGAAAGGATTTATATGCTAAATTAGTGCCGTAATGCAAGCGCCTGAAATAACTTATAAAATATTGTCTGATTACGCTTCACTTGTAGCGGTTGTTTCGGACAGAATTACACCGATGGAAATCGCTCAAACGTCGGTATTCCCTGCGATTTGTTTTCGTCAAATTAGCGAACCTCAGAATAACACAAAAAGCGGACATAGTAAAACTAACTATGCGCGTGTACAAGTTGACATAGTTGCATATACCTATACAGAAGCGACTAGTATTGCAAAGTTGGTTAGGAATGCTATGTTTGAAGTGCAGCCACCTATTACGATTAACGGCTCAATGGTTTTAGGGGTTGAGTTGTTGGATCAAATTCCATTCACCGAAACAACCGAAAGCGAAGAGGGTACATTTAGAATTATGCAAGACTATTCAATATGCTTTAATGTTGGTTTTGCTGTGGTTACGGATTCTTATTTATTACTTGAAAATGCTAATTTCTTATTGTTAGAAAGTGGCAATAAAATAATTTTATAAAATGGCAGATAAACAAATTAATATAGTAATTGGGGCGGATATAAATAAGCTCGAAAAAGGTTTTAAAGATGCCGTTCGAATTATCGGGGCTTCTGGCAAAACTATCGACAGCGAAATGCAAGCCGTTGTTGAATCTATTGAAAAAGATTTTGAACGAATTGCCAACTCCCCCAATACAAAAAGAACCGTTGCGCAGCTTCAAAATTTGGCGCTTAAAGTCCAAGCGCTTGGTCCCGAATTTGAAGATATGGCAAATAAAATCATCAAATCTGCTGGTCAAATTAAAGACAAGGTTGGCGATGCTGGTGATAAGATTAAATATTTTTCGAGTGATACGCGTCGAATGGATGCAGTTGTTTCGGCTGCTCAGGGAATTGCGGGTGCGTTTGGAGTTGCGCAAGGAGCGGCTGCGTTGTTTGGTTCTGAAAACGAGGATTTACAAAAAACAATGCTTAAAGTTCAGGGCGCTATTGCGGTTATGAATGGAATACAAGCTATTCAAAATGTATTAAAAGAAGAGAGCGCAGCAATTACAGGGTTTCAGGCGTTGCAAGAGGAGGCGCTTGCGTTGGCTACGTATGCAAGCGCAAGCGCTATGAATGCTTTTAAAGTGGCATTGGCAGCAACTGGGATAGGATTAGCGGTTGTTGGTATTGGTTTGTTGATTTCAAAGTTTATGGAACAATCAGAAAAACAAGCGAAGGCAGCCGAAATCGCTAAAAAATATCGAGACGAATTAATAAAGAATACAACAGAAGCCGAAACCAACGGTCGAACACTTGCTGTTTATTTGGGAATTGTAAAAAATACAAATAGATCTGATGCAGAACGTACTGTTGCTTTGCGAAAATTAAACGAATTAGGAGTTGCAACTTCTGATATTAATATTAAAAGCAGCGAAAGTTTGTCGTTACTAACTCAGCGAACTAATGATTATATTGATGTATTAAAAAAGAAAGCAATTGCCGAAAGTTTCAATTTGGAAATAGCGGATGCGGCCAAAAAATTAAACGAGGCAAAAAATAATCCAGTTCGATTAAAAGAAGAGCAAAGAGCAGAAGAGGCACTTGGCAGGGCTATTAAAAACAATTCAAAAGTTTATGAATTTACGCAAGCTAGGGACGCGGTCAGGTTGGCGCATAAAAAAGAAATTTCAAAAGCAGATGCAGAGTTAACGGCGGTAATTACAAAACAAGCGGCAGCAGTTAACGACCTAGTCGCAGCCGAAAGTAAAGTAAAAACTGAAAAGGATATTGCAAACGCTGGCAAAGGTGGCAAAGATACCAAGAAAGACCAAGAAGATAAGGCAAAGAAAGCGTTAAAAATGCAAGAGGATAATTTGGATTCTCGAAAGTCTTTGATTGATGCTGAGATAAATGCTGAGAAATCTCTCGCCTTGGGTATTGCTAAAACCGATGCGGAAAAATTACAAATTGAATTTGATGCAAAAGAAAAATTATTAAACATTCAGGAAGTTTATTTGTTGCAAAAAGAGGCGCTTAAAAATGTAGAAGAGCAAAACGCCGAATCATTAAACAATAACATTGCAGCGTTGGATGCTGAGCACTTAGCAAACAAAGCGGATTTTGATGCTAAAATGAAATTAGCAAAAGCAAAAGAAGTCGAAGACGGCAAAAAGACAAATGAGGAAATTCAAAAAGTTGCACAAGAAAAATTGAGTTATATTAAAGAATCCGAAAGGCGCGAAATCGATGCTATTAACAACCATTTTCAGCAACTTGAAAATATTCAAACTGAACGTTTCCAAAAAGGTTTAATTTCTGAAAAGGCTTACAATATGGCAATTTTGCAGCTTCAACTCGAAAGAGCCAAAAGCACTTTGCAGGCCATGAAAGACGCGGGCGATTTAAATACAGCGGAAGTTGAAAAACAAATAATTGAATTGCAAGGTAAAATTTCAAATGGATTAAAGGGCGTTGATGATGTAACAAAGAAATTCAATGATTCAATGAAAAGCGCATTTACTTCAATGGCTCAGGGTGGATTTGAGGGAATTGGACAAGCTATTGGCGATTCAATAATGAATGGAACATCCGCTATGGAGGGTGCTTTTAAATCTATTTTATTATCTGTTGCTGCTTTTGGGGAGGCATACGGTAAGGCATTAATTGCTTCGGCCATTGCTTCAGAAGCATTTGAAAAATTTCTAATTACTAATCCAGTTCTTGCCATTGGGGCTGGAGTTGCACTTATTGCAGCTAGTACAATTGTACGTTCAGTAGCGAGCAAAGGCCCGACGGCATTTGCCGACGGGGGTATAGTAAGCGGCCCAACATTGGGGTTAGTTGGTGAATATGCAAATGCGTCAACAAACCCAGAGGTTATTGCGCCGTTGGATAAATTAAAAGGAATGTTAATGCCAATGTCAGGCGGTAATTTCCCAATGTCCATGGAAACAAGATTTGACGGAAGGGATTTATATTTGGCAGTAAAAAAATACGAAAGGGATTCAAGACGTGGCTAGAAAATATTGGGGTGAATTTATATCCATTGCGAATGTAAATTACAAAGTTGAAATCTGGGACGGACCAACAGGGAGCGGGTCAGGTGGCACCGAATTACGAATTGTGAATGAAGGGTTTACGATTGAAAGACAAGGGCAAGGAGATACGCTATTTGAAAATATAATTAAAAAATCCAAGGCGTCTGTATTTTTTGCAATTGACAATAATACGGATGCAAACTATTTTGAGACTATGGCATTGGAAGGGGAAGGATCTCACGCCATGATTATCTACAAAAACAATGCTGTTATTTGGATAGGTCGCGTTTTGAGTGATTTATTCCAATGGCAACGAAGCGCAGTTGAGGGAAATCGTATTTATGAAATTACGTCTGTCGATACTCTTTCGTTGTTAGATAATTATAAAATTGAAGAGGCTTGGTTTACAAGCGGTAAAATTACTTTGCTGCATTTGATTACGTCAATTTTAAAAGTTACCGAATTAGACGCGTACTGGGCAACAGTTGGGCGTTCAAATTATTTTATTGCGGATGCTTTATTAACTTATGAAAATAGTTCAGGTTCAAATTATAGATTACCGAGATTTAGAATTAATGCGGCTAGCTTAATTAAAAATTATGATCCAACATTGGTTAGCAACTTAATTAGTGACGATGAAGATAATAATAATTTAAGCTGCTTAAAAGCGCTTGAAAAAATATTAGGCAATTTTGCGGCGTATATTATTTTAGAAAATGGAATGTTTTTTGTTCATCAATATTCAGCATATACTAACTCGATTAATTACGATACTTATTCAACTACAGAATCACTAACCGCAACAAACACTATAATTACTCACGAGCATACAATCAATAATAAATCACGACCTTTTTTGCAAGCGTTTCCAACTCATTCGTATCAACCCGCAATTAAAAAAATAAAACTTACTACGACAAAGGCAGTAAGTAGAAAATCATCAAAATCATATAAAGAACCTTGGAATAATTCTCTTTTAAGCATTTCTGCTGTTAATGTTGTACAACCAAAATCTGTAAAATTTAATTTTTATATAAAATTCATTCCTAATTATAGAGATGTTTATGTATTAAAATATAGGGCGTGGGCGGTTCTTAGGTCCACAGGTGATAAATATACATGGGATGGAATAAATTGGGTATTAACTCCAACGGTTTTATATTCTGGTAATTTAAAAATTGATTTACCTACAAAAAATCCGAACCCAGGTGGGAATACTTATTATCATCAATTTAGACTAGATTACGAAGTACCTGATAACGCGTTTATTTCAGGGTGTGATTTTTATGCAGATATGTATTTGCTTCAAAATGTTCAAACACCTGGATCAACTACAATCATAAATGCTGAATTTACAGGCACTATTACAGTCTTGCAAGAATTTGATGATAACTTAACAACATATAGCAATACAGTAAATACTAAGGCTTCTAAAGTTTTAGATTTAGATTCGTATTATTACGATGGGCTTGGTTCGGATTCAGTTGGTGCAATTCAGGTTTACGATGGAACTAATTGGACGAATGCGGATTCATGGGTTGCACCTGGTTCGGCAAGTGGTTCATTTAGCTTTATTTTTATCAAACAAATTTTAGGGTTTTACACAAAAGCGGTCAAGTCAGTAAAAGCAAATGTACAAGATAACGGCGGGTATAATGGTTTAAAAACACTCTTTTTTGATTCGGCTATTTGGGTAAACAATGGTTATACTTATAATGCAATGAGTGAAATTTACGATGGGGAATGGCTAAAATTATACGGTGATTATACAGCAGTTAGCGAAGGTGATACTGAATATTATAACAACCCATCAAATCAAAGTGAATTTAGAATTAAGCAACTTGAAGAGGCAGTTGATGGAATAAATGGGGTTCAAACAAATATATCTAAAAACTTGTCTTCCAATTTATTTATAGACAAAGGCAATACTAATCCTACAATTGATACGAGATATTCCGTATCTGTTTTTTATGAACCATCAATTGAGATTTCGACATTTAAACTTACCGAACTTGGTTCATTTATAACTATAACAAGCGGTACTCATTCTGCCAGCATTGACACTCCTTCTATGTTATGCAACACAACCGAAGGAAATATTACAATCAATCTTCCCGCAGCCAACACTTCTAAAGGTGTCGAATTTTGGTTTAAGAAAACAACCACTCCGCATGATGTTATTATAAACGGTACAATTGACGGATTATCTCACCACGATATTAATAATCAAAATGGGTCTGTTATAATTGTTTCAGACGGTTCGGTTTATTGGATAAAATCACACTATTGATATTTGTAACAATTCGAAACGGCAAAAGATTTAATTTTGAAATATGGCAAACGTAATTTATAAGGGCGAAGATTCTGTTATTGTTATTGATTTGGACACGGTTGTTTTTTCAACTCTTATAGATGTGTTTGTCGGCGTCAATATTGGCGGTAAACTTGTTAAAACGTACAAAAAAAGTGCGGGCGGTGTAGTTGCTGTTTCAGGAGATATTAATCAGTGCAAGTTTAAAATAGTACGTTCCGATTCACAAACGTGGGGAAGTGGAATGCTAGCACTTGTTGTAACGTTGGTTTTTTCAGATTCAGAGTTTCCAGCCGGCAAACACGTTGTATTTGAAAATAACATTGTCGAACTTTCTAATTCAACAACGAGTGATCTATGAATATAACAATAAATATTCCTGAGAACTCAGTAGATAATGCAGTTGTTCAGGGCAAAAAAATAACGGTTTATTTTCCCGTACAAGAAACTACCATTGTAACAGTTTTAGAAAAAGGCGTTTTATTTGGTATTCAAGGGGCGCAAGGAATAGGCGTCCCGATTGGTGGATCTATTGGACAAGTTTTGACCAAAAATAGTAACAATGATTATGATACGGATTGGGAAGATATAGTTGGAGGTGTTGAATCAGTAAACGGGAAAACTGGGGCAGTTGTTTTAGATAAAACTGATATAGGTTTAGGGGCTATTGATAATACAAGCGATGCTAATAAACCAATTTCAAATGCAACGCAAACTGCTTTAAACGGCAAACAAAATACTTTAACATTTACCCCTGAAGATGTAGCTAATAAGTCAACAACTTTAGACACTGATAAATTAAGTAATACTAAATATCCAAGTGTTAAATCAGTTTATGATTGGGTAGTAAATTTATTATCTACAAAACAAAATAATATATCTATAAGCAATAATAATGGATTAGATTTAACATCAAATACATTAAGTAGTATTTACAATACTACAATTGCGGATTCAGTAAATTCGGTTTCAGTTGGAGGGGCTGGAGTATTACCAGCATCAACTTGGAAAACAAAAAATATTGTACAAGTTTTAGATACTATTTTATTTCCTGACCAATTGCCGACATACACAATTCCTACAATAAGTATTTCTGCATCACAAAGCGGCACTAAGGAAATAGGGCAGACAATAAGCCAGGCTTTCGTAGTTTCTGCGGTAAAAAACGATGCAGGAATTTTCACGCTGCTTAGGGCTATTAGAAATTCAACAGCTTTAAATACGGTCACAAATCCGTCTAGTGTAGCTGCAACTGATATTGCTGCGCAATTTGGATACTCTGACCCTAACAACCCAAACAAATCATACACTCTTTCATATACAGACTCATTTGTTGTCGTTTTAGGCAATACAAACTGGTCTGGTGATGGAAACTATAATGCAGGACTAGCCAAGAAAAACAACAAAGGCGTAGACGATACAAGAACCTTTTCTGTCAGAAATGTAAATGCTCCCCAGGCAGCATCAAATAACTTTGCATCTGCTAGTGCATCTATAAACGGAATCTATCCGTATTTTTGGGGCGTTTCTGACACTCTACCTACGCAATCTAGTATTGCAGCGGCTATTGCAGCAGGAACGGCAAATAAGGTGCTTTCTGACGCTTCTGGAACAGTCACCATCACATTCAATGCGACATCGAAATATCTGTGGATGGTACATGCATCAGGATATACAACAAAAACAAAATGGTATAATACGGCGCTAAACAACGGAAATATTGGTGCATCTACTGACTTATTTGGTGCAGTTGTGACTCAGAACGTGAATAGCCCTGACGGTTATTGGAGCGCAGTAAGCTTCAAAATGTATATCTCGACATTTGCAACAACTACTAGTGGATCAATAGAATTTAGAAATACCTAGATATGGCAATACCATTAAACGATAATATCACCACGAATGCCCCAAAGCCCTCTGATTCAAGGTATGGTCCATATACTGACCTTGCTACGGCTAAGGCATCATTAGGCAGCGCTATTCGCTATATTGGTCTAACAGTTGGAATTGGAAGTCCTGTTGCGGAATATTGGTTCAAAAATGGGGTGACCGACAGTGATTTGATTGCAAAAATTCCCGATGCCTACATTTTTAGGCACGATTATCAATCGCCATACGACTATTTGGGAAAAGCAATCAGTGGAAGCGCAGAATCAGCTAACGTTTGGCTAATCACGAGATTAAATATATCTTCGGATGGTAGTACAATAATACAAAGTGCAACAAATGTTGCTTGGACAAATAGATACTCAGTAATTTATACATAATATGCCTATAACATCAACAAACCCAACGATAGTAGACGGAGTAGAATATCCGTATTTTTTGATAAACTTATCAATTAGCCCATACGACGCCCCCAACGGAGCATCCGTTGCGCTGCGCTTGACCCCTTACAGATACGCTTCTGATGGCGTTATCGAGCAACTTCCTGACCACGCGAAGGCGGTTTCAATCCTTGACGTTTTTGAGGTCGCTCAAAGTGACCCCGCGTTTGAAAACGCAATCAAGGGCATCATGGACACTTTGCAGACGTTTGTTAATGAGAAAGGGTTGTAATGGCTGTTAGATACGCAGTAGCAACGGGAAACTGGTCAAGCACGTCCACTTGGGATGGGGGCACTTTACCTACATCAGCAGACGATGTGTACGCAAATAATTTTACGGTTACGATTGACCAAGATGTAACGGTTTTATCAATTAGAAACACTGCACAATCTCCAGCAGTAGCTGGTGGTGGATTTGTTTTAAGCGGTACTTTTACTGTAAGTGCTACAGGGGGAGGTTTTATTACAGGAGCAACAAGACTTTTAACTTATACGGGAAGTAATTGTGTTTTAAATGGAAACATTACGGGCAGCGGTACTACAGCAATAGTAACAGTCTATCATGATTCTACGGGATTGCTCACAATAAACGGAATTATCACATTGCCTTCTACAAGTCCAGATAACACCTTTGTAATTCAAACAAATTCAACAGGAGGACTAAACATTAATGGTGACATTACCAAATTAGGGCGTGCCGAGACATTAAGAGTAGGGTCTGCTTGTACAGTAAACATTGTTGGAAATCTTGTTGCAAGCACAAACGGAAGTGGTGGTTCATGTGTAAACATTACAGGAGCCGCAACTGTTAATGTAACGGGAAGTGTATCCAATATCTCAGGGGCTAACGTACCCAAAGGAATTATATTAAACAACGCTTTTTGTACCGTAAACATAACAGGGGACGTATTTCATAACAGTCCTCAAACATCCAATGAAGTCATATTCTTTAGTCAACCCGGAAGGGTCAATATCGTTGGAAGCGTGTATAACTTACAGCCAAACTCTGTAACAATAAGAAGCAGCATTTCAAGCTACTTGTCTATTGTAGGTTCAATTTACACGGCCACTGCTCAAAATGTAGTGGTGTCTACAGGTAGTGGGGCAATTAATATATTTTCAGGACCATTTATTTGTTCTCCTTATGGATTTTTTCCGTTATCTGTTGTTCGAATGCATTACATAAAAACTATAGGTTCATACTTTGAGTTTAGGGATTCATCAACTAACGGAGCATTATCTCCTGGATCAATTGCCCCTGCAGCACAACTTGTATCACCCGATACGGTAGTTGACGCTCCAATTCCTGCAAATGTTCGCAACGGAGTGTCATACGCCCTTGGGACGTTCACAGGTACGCTCAAAGTCCCATCACCAGCAAGCGTGGCAAAGGACGTTCTTACAGATAATACAGTTGGAACGGCTGCGCTAACGCCTGAGGCTGTTTGGAATCATTTAACAGCAAATATAACAACAGCAAACAGCATCGGTGAACGTCTTAAAAACGCAGCCACAGTTGAAACTACGGGCGACCAATTAGCAGCACTTTTATAATATGAAAAACCTTAACGACACCGCAGCCGATGGCTTAGCAACTACTTCAATAGTTTCTTTTTTAGCAACTTTATCAACCCAATTTCAACCTATTATTACGGCTATTGCTGGATTGATTGCAATCGTGAGTGGGTTATTTGCTATACGTTATTACTATTTAAAATCAAAAAAATGAGTCCAGTATCATTTGCAGAGTTTACAAAAAATCCGATTGGTGCAATTGCTTTTATAATGCTTGGAGTGGTGGGCTTTTTGTACTACGATTCCGAGAATACCAAAAAAGAATTGATAGTAAATTGCAAAAAAGAAAACGAAGTGTTAGCAAGTAAAGTGGAAAAAATGCAATGCAATATGAAGCGTTCGGATTCTTTGGTATCACTTTATAAATACGAGTGCGAGTTTTACCTTGCTGCATTGGATGGCAAAGAGGATGCAATCAAAGATTTATTATTAAAGAAAAAATGAAAAAGATATTTGAAATATTCAAAGGTGATAAGGGCGAATTTAGTTCAAAACGATTTGTCGGAATCATAGGTGCTTTCGTTTTGTTCGGCACACTGGCTCACAATAGTACAACGCCGACAGATGTTGCACCATCAAAAGAATTAGTTGAGGCTGTAGAATGGGTCGTAATTTTAACGCTTGGGTTCACATCAGTAGATAAGTTTAGCAATGGCAAAAATAACCAGAATAATAGCTGAGTTAATCATTCTGGCTATGTTGTTCTTTTTAGGCATGTATTGTGGATTTAGGACAAGCCTACCAGCCCAAAAACCAATGCAAGTACCTCACTCAGAATACAAGAAACAACACGATACAATACGATTAAAACAAATCAAACTAAAAACCAAATATGACACGATTGAAATTCATTTGCGCGATTCTTTTTATTCTACCGATTTTTTGCAACGGGCAATCGATTTGCATAGATTCATCGACACTCAAGAAAGCAAACCTTTATTTAATTAAAGGCGCAAAAGCACGTGAAGATTTGGCATTATATAGAAGTATTCGTCGTGTCGATTCTATTTATATTGATACTTTGCGGAGTGTTAATAAAACTTACCTTTCGCAGAATGCTGAGTTGTTGGACAAAAATACACGTTTAACAAAGTGGCTATGGATCACGTCAATACTTAGCGCAATTTTAATAATTTTACAATGAAACACGTACAACAATATTTAAATAGATTCGGCTGTAACTTGGTAGTCGACGGGGTTATAGGCAAAGACACGAAAGCAGAATTAAAAAAATACGTTTTTAACCAATTCAAAGGCATCACGTGGGTAAGGTGCGACAAAAAACTAACCAACACTTTTGATGACTTTGGTGTATTGTGGGTAAATGGTGAAGTTGCCGAAGTATTTCCTTGCTCAACAACTGCGGGTAAACATTATATTCAAAATCCAATTACCTATGGTGGGGTGACTGGAACGGCAATCGCTGCGGCTCAGTACGCCCAAGGTTCGCACCAATTTAAAACGGCTGCAAATTGGAGATCTTTGTGGCTAGGCTGCCCTTATTTCGCTCAAATCAAACCTATTCAGATTTTTCGAGATGGAAATAAAGACGGGAATTTGGATGAAAAAATAATTCAAAAAGGATTGTTTGGCATCAATTTTCATCAAGCGGGTTTAGGTAATTTTATTGACAATTGGAGTGCTGGCTGCCAAGTTGTACCTAAGGCGTATTGGCTAAAAGTAATAATATATTTTAAAGACGGCGATATTATAGACTTTAGTTTGCAATATTAAAAAAGCCCCAATTAAGGGGCTGTGAATTAAAGCGTATCTATTATTTTTTCGGTATCTTTTAGAAACTGATTGTATTTAATAGCTTCTTCATTTTCGGGTTTAAAATGCAATAATGATAATATTTGCATTTCTCTGATTTGAGTTTTGGAAAACAATTTGCAAATAACCATTCCAAAACCTAACCCATTGAATCTATTAATTAGATCCTTTGCATACTCTTCAGGCGTACTCATAATAATAATTTTTTAGTTTCTTCTGTTAATTTATATTTTGATTCAATAGCTTCGATAGTAGTTGCACCTGATTTGATTGCAGCGAGCGCCCCATCCCATTTTGGATGCGTTGTGTTTAATTCCTCTTTTACGGACTGCTTAGCGGCCTTAATTCGTAGCGCGTCGACAACGTCCCCGAATGCTTTTACTTTGCTTACATAAAGTGTAACATTTACACCCGTCCAATTTTCGACAAATTCGGAGCCGCTCAGTTTTACAAGTTGCTTGCAATTCGTAGCGTTTAAAATCATTGGTTTTTGATGCTGAGTAAACCAACACGTTATGCAGTCCTCTTCTTTGTTGTTGAGCCCTTTTACGCGCTTCATTTCAACTTTTGTTACCGTTACAACTTGTTCGGTATATTTGCCGTTATTATCCGCTAAACTGTATGCTCCTAAATAGTCGGGGTTGTGTAGTTTTTTCCAGTGTGTTTGTGTCATAATTGTAGTTCCTCTCCAGTTAAAGCAAAGTATAAGTTTTGAAGTTGGTGAACGTATTTGATATGTGGCATTGATTCAATCCATAAACAAATTTCGCCTTTTGTTTTGTCGCACTCAACGTGTAATGATCCTTTTTCGTATCTGTCTTGATAAGGGTTAGAAGCAAACCCTAATTTCAACAACCATTCTTCTGTGAGTGGTATTGGCACATAATTTGGACATTCTTTTTTATCTAAAATAATTAAATCATGAATATCAGTTTTGCATGATTCCCACCATTCTTTCCTTTCGTTCATAACATCTACAATTTTATATAGATGATAATTCCCTATTCTTAATTCACTTGCTTTCATCTCTCCCAAGTCGGTAAAAACAATGTGTTAATTTCTTTTTCGTTTTCGTACCCTTCAAATGATGCAAAAACGTCCTGAGTTGCTTCAAATTTTTCCATGCAACTTTTGTATTTTTCAACATCGCAAAGGTAAATTTCGCGAGCTCGTTCAATATCCTCTTCGCTAAGTTGGTATATTTTCGCCAAGTACGGGAATGATTTTTCTTGGACGATAAAAATAAATTTCGCATTACCGCTCACCGCGTCCACGTACATAGCATTTTGCACATCGTATCTATACTTATAAGCGGATTTTAAAAAGCCCGTACCCGCGTCCTCAGTTGTTTTGTAATCGATAATTAATTCGCATCCGTTCAACTCTTCTAATTCAGGCAAATCGCTTTGAAACTCGGGAATATACTTATCCAACTTCGATTTCATTTTAACGCCGTCGCGCGTTTCCCACAATACCGTTTTTTCGCATTCACCTGGGTGATTCAACAACTCTGCGATTGATGGGTTTCTGAGTAACGCATCTTTCATTGGTTGCGCTAAATCTGCGTAATCTTCTGAAACCATTGTTTTAATACCGCATTCTTCAACCTCATTTATTAACCATTCTTTGTAAGCGTTGGTCGCTCTAGGTTTCGCTCCGCCAATTAGAGACAATACCGCGCGTTCTTTAAGGATGTAAAAATCCAAACTTAAACGCTCAGGCTCAAATAAATAAGCGTGATAAAACTTGCCTAATCTAAGCGCCTTCGTGTCGAGCGGAGTGCGACCTTCCCATATTCTCTCAAAGTAATACTTCAATGGGCTTTTGTTGATTAAGTCTAGCCCAGACTTGCCGATTCGTTTATTGTCGGCATGATAATCGTAAAAATTTTCTTGTACCATGCTGCAAATATAAAATAAAATATTTGATATTCACAAATTTTTTGTTATTTTTGCGACATGTTAAAATTAATTATTTCAGGAAATATCGGTCAAGATGCTGTAATTCGCGACGGCGGTAATGGTCGCAGCGCAATTGGATTCAGTGTAGGCACATCTAAAAAAGTAAAAGACGAATACGTTACAACGTGGGTAAAATGCACAAAGTGGGTTGCCTCAGGTGGGTCGCTTGCTATTGCGGATTACTTAAAAAAGGGCGTCAAAGTCTTGGTAGTTGGTGAAGCTAGTTGCGAGGTTTACCAAGAAAAAGCGAATTTAATTTGTAATGTAGTTGAAATTGAATTGATGTCAAAGAGTGAAGGCGCGGCGGCTCAGGTGCAACCAACTCAGGCGGCTCCAACAACGGAAAATGATTTACCTTTCTAATATGAGTAAAACAATAAATGATCTAAAAAAACGCTGCACGGATGAAAACATATCCATGAATAAATTATGTCAATCCGTTGGTGTGAGGCGTGAACTAATTTCAAGGTACGACAAAAAGACACCCGTCGCTATTGCAGCGGTCGAAGCCTTGACTTTGCAACTGGATAAAATGAAAGCAGTTCGTTTGGGGATGGTTGTTTGTGGCAATGTCAATTGCGGTGAGATTTATGCCTCGACAAAAGAGGCTTGCCCGCAATGTGGTCAAATGTCATAGAATTGTAAAAAGTTTTAAAAAGT